ACTGACGGCCAGCGAAGGTAACGTATCTCCTACGGGCCGTGCTCAGGGAGAAGACACAGCCACTACGGTGACATTGATAGGTGAAGAAGGGCTTCCTTATAGAATGTTGCTTAACACTGACTATGCGACTACGTTGGCTTTGGTACAGGCTTACGAATTCTAACCTAAACCGAACCTTTAAATAAAGAAGCCTCTTCACCGGGGCTTTTTTGTTGCTTAATTTAAATTAAAACTTAAATTTGGCTATGACGAAGTCAGAAATTAAGGCTGCCTTAAAGACCAGAGGCATCTTCGACACTAATTCCAAAGACCAACTCTGGCAGCAAGCCTTCCAATTATACTATCAGGAGACTAAACAGAAACTATCTATTAGCTGTGGTTCCTGCTTCAACCGCGTTCGTAACTGGCTACAGGCATGATGCACCAGATTTACTACAAGCCTGAACAGAAGAATAAGCTATACCCATTTGCAACCCCGTACTATAACGAAGGGCTTACTATCTTTTTTGAGAACAAACCGATTGAAGCCATTGTAAAAGAGGCTACAGGGGAGAAAATAGCGGTAGCAAGCTGGAAACTATCGCAGAAATTAAGAAGACATCAGCCTTTAACTAATGAACGGTTAGAGGCTGACTATCAAGTGTTAAGTTTTACCAGGAATTCGGGGCGTCACAGGATGATGGCGATGTCTAACCAGTGGCATCCGGGTTTTTTGAAGACAATTAGCCTCTTATGGGAGAAATTAGGGCTTAAAATGCCTGGAGAGGCGAAGGAACCGATCTATCAGAACCATTATTCCGCGAAAAGTGACATTTACAAGCGTTATGTCAATGAATTCCTGTCGCCAGCGATGGAATTGATAGAAAAAGACGAAGAATTGCACAGTTTAATGGTTGTACCGTCACGCTATGGGTCATTGTCAAGAGAAGCGGACCTGAAAAGCGTGAAAGAGAAATTGGGAATGACGGATTACCCGTTGTGTCCTTTCATTTTAGAACGTTGTCCTTCATTGTGGTTCACTATTCACCGGATTCCAGTCACTTACCTATGATTAGCATTTTACACCCATCACGCGGCCGTCCGGAGAAAGCGAAGCAGACCGCTAACGAATGGGTGGACAATATTGGGGATGTCAAATGGGAATACATTATTTCATTAGACATCGATGATAATACGTTAACCAAATATCCACTGTGGCTTCTTCAGGAAAACGTTTTCACAATTGTTGGTGATAACACTTCAGTAGTGGAGGCCACAAACCAGGCGGCTAAAAAAGCTACAGGCGACATTCTGATTTATGTAACAGATGACTTCAAATGCTTTCCTAACTGGGGTAAAGTTATTGAAGACCGGATAGGCGATACTTCAAAACCTGTCATGTTAAAGGTGGATGATTGCTTGCAACAGTTCAGGGTAGGGGTTCTTACCATCCCAATAATGACGAGGGCACTTTATAAGATGTTGGGTTACTTCTTTCATCCGGAATACAAGTCAATGCACGTAGATGTAGATTTATTCGAAACGTGTAAAAAATTAGGGGTAATAAAGTACTGTCCTGATTTAAAGTTTCCTCATCATCATGTTTCCAACGGTAAAGCTGAAATGGATGAAACCTATCGGAGAAGCACAGCGCATTGGAATCAGGGGTTAGAAGTAATAGCCAAACGCAGACGATTAGGGTTCCCGATATGACACTGGCCATTTTAATATGTACCCTACCAGAACGCTTCGAAAAGTTGAAGCGGCTGAAGAACATTTTAGAACCCCAAGTGGAACGATTTAAAGACAGGGTTTCTATTCACTACCATGACGGGGGGAGTTCGCTACCAACAGGAACAAAGCGTAATTTATTAATAGAAAACAGTTCATCAGATTACTTCTGCTTTGCCGATGACGATGATTTAGTTTCCGCTTTCTATGTGTCTGAAATAGTCAAGGCAATGGACCAGAACCCTGATGTGATTACTTTCTGTGGATACATAACAACCAACGGAGCGAACCGGGTAAACTGGGAGATTAAACTAGGAAATGAATATGTAGAACGGAACGGTATGTACTACCGATGGCCTAACCATTTAGCCGTAATGAAACGGCAGCTAGTCAGACACGTTAAGTTTCCGGCGGTGTGGCAGATGGAGGACTTCAGATGGTCAGAAGAAATAGCACGAAGGAAACTATTGAAGACTGAGGTACACATTCCGTTAGAATTGTACCACTATGACTGTATTCCAAAAACAAGAAGAGTAAATGAAAGAAGACTTCGATAAGCATTTTTTTCAAACGGCATGGGGTGAAGAGGGCTACTTAGAGCCATTCAGCTACGGTGTTGGTATTGAGACGGTGTGTGAAGTTGGTTTAATACCATTCCTGTCACCGCATAAGGACGCTTTAGAGATTGGTCCCGGGGGAGGGACGTTCACCCAACGGATGGTGGGCAACTTCAACCACTTGACGGTGATGGATGTCATCAAACAGCCCAAAGCATTTGAAGCGTTCGAAAACTTCACTTATATCGAATTATCAGATAAGAACTTTGACTGTCCTGTCGATGCCTATTCAATAGACTTTTGTTTCTGTTATAATGTCTTTTGCCACTTATCAAATGAGGCTTTAAGTAAATACATGAGGGGCATAAACAAAGCATTGAAGTTTGGGGGTGACTTTGTGTTTATGCTTTCAAACTACCGCCATACCAGTCAATACGGCAAAGGTTATTCACTCGGGGACTTCCTGCCAATGGGGCATTTCTATCAGGATCTACGGACGCTGGATTTGATTGTTGATTACAACCAATGGGAGGTAATTAATAATAATTTACTCCCAGACCACAGGGATATAGTATGTCACCTACGGAAAATATGATAGCCTCTATCCTCATCCCGACAATGCCTGGAAGATTGGAAAAGTTTACCAATCTGTTCAACGAACTACATCGGCAATTGGCCTATATGCAAACCTTTCACCCAACACTTGGACAGATTGAAATAGTAATAGACGATTCCAAACGGTTTTTAGAGGGTGGGCTTTCAATCGGAAAGAAACGGGAGGCGTTAGTCCAGCGGGCGGAAGGGAAATACTGCTGGTTTCTGGATGATGATGAGACTATAGCTCCGAACTACCTGGAAACATTGGTAAGACTTTGTTGCAGGAATGAGGACGTATGTACGTTCCGGGCCATAGGGAAATTTGATAACTATTGGGCGGTTTATGATATGTCGCTTTATAATACATGGAATGAACCATCCACACCTGATAAAACAGTAGTTCGCCAGCCGTGGCATCAATGTCCGGTTAAGACTAAATACGCAAAACTGTATCCATTTCCAGATACGTCCTATGGTGAGGATTGGGAATGGATGGAACAAGTCTTAAAGCATTGCAAGTCAGAGGCACATACAGACGCTATTTTACTTCAATACAATCACGGTAAACATTCAGAAGCAGATAAAATAACTAACCATGTACAGTCAGAATCAGGAGGAGAAACACATTGTTGAATACTTCGGATATCATATAGGTACCTTCATCGATGTAGGTTGCAATGATTGCGAAACGTTTTCCAATACCAGGGCTTTAGCTTTGAGAGGATGGAAAGGGATACTATTGGATTGCAGTCCAACGGCTATTGATCGCTGTAAGAAACTATACAACGGACACAAGGGCATTTATATTTACGACTATGCGATTTCATCTCACAATGGTAAAGCGATTCTACAGGAATCCGGGCCGTTATGTACTCCTTCCGATATTGGGTTGGTTAGTACTTTCCATCAACACGAGAAGGCCAGATTTGATAGGAAGGTTAAATATGAACCTATTGAAGTCAAAACGTTCAAATGGAAAACAGCATTAAACAGGTGGAAGATAAAAGAGTTTGACTGTGTTTCTTTAGACGTTGAAGGGGACGAGCTTAACATTCTACCTGATATGGACTTATCAAAGACACGATTAATTGTAATCGAATGGAACAGTAAGCCTGAACTAAAGACAGCCTATGAGAAATATTTGGACGGGTTCACGGTCATTTATACGTCAGCCGAAAACATCGTTTATGCCAGAATTTGATATAAGTCTTTATGATGAAGAATTCTTTGAATGGCACGTAACCCATGCCCGCAAATATTCCATGCGCACAATGGATTGGTATATCCAAAAATCCAAACCTGATTCAGTGGTAGACTTTGGCTGTGGGATTGGTAGCTATTTGGAAGCTGCCTTTGACTACGGCATTAAGATAAAAGGCTATGAGATTTCTTGGGAAGCCATTATACATACACCTGAACGCATACGGCCATACATTGAATACAGGGACTGCACCGAACCCATAAACGCAGGGGTATTCGACACGGTTATATCTTTTGAAACAGCGGAACATATTGAACCGGAAGGCACTAACCAATTCATTTTGAACCTTGTAAACGCTACCGGCAAAACGTTACTATTCACAGCAGCCCCACCAGGTCAGGAAGGAACCGGCCACATTAACTGTCGTTATAGAGACTTCTGGATGTTGGAGTTAAGTGACCTCCTGATTTACAATGATGTGTTAACAGGGGAGATTTCAGAAGCATGGGAGAAGTTAGGGGCCCCGTGGTACATCGTTAAAAATCTAATGGTATTCAGCCGATGACCATAGTGAACTTTTCAACAAAAGGCTACGGGATGCTACAACGTAGATTAAGAGCTTCACTGGGGGGTACTAAACAAATAATGTTCAGCAATTACGGTCAGATAGACAGCCCTAGTCAACAGGAAAGCCCCTACCAGTTTAAAATACATTCTATTGAAAAAGCATTTCAACACGATGACATCGTGCTATGGTGTGATTCATCCCTGTTTCTGGTTGGAAACCTACATATCATCGACAATCTAATAAAACAGGATGGATACTTTATGGAAGAGGCGGGGCATTGGGTGGGGTCATGGACGAATGAGTTTACAAAGGATTATTTCAAGATGACGGAAGAAGAACTAGCCGTCCCTGGTGGGATATTTATGTTTACCGCTGGGTGCTTAGGGTTGAACCGGCAGAACCCGACAGCTATGGAATGGTTCCGGCAGTGGAAGGAATCAGCATTAGCGGGGTGTTTTAAAGGTCACTGGCACGACCATCGACACGACATGACCTGTGGATCTATCATAGCCCAACGGCTTGGGATGAAGTACCAACGCGGGGGTAAATACCTTGCTTATGTGGGGCCAGACTACCCCAAACCTGAGCCGGGGGTAGTATTTAAACTAAAGGGCTATTTATGAGAATACTACTGGCGTGGTGGTTCTGGATTACCAATAGGAATAATGAACTAGCTCAGAAGCGTCTTAAAATCTGTAGTAGCTGTGAAAAAATGAAATGGGGGATATGCAAAGTTTGTGGATGTCCATTACAGACTAAAGCCAGATTGTTAGATGAACCGTGTCCACATCCGGATGGAAATAAGTGGAATTAAAAGGGGGCCAATCGCCAACAAGCCCCCCTTAATGTTTTCGCCGGACTTATTGGTTTTACCGACGCGAAGTAAATATAACAATTTAAATGCCATTTAAGTGAAGTTATGCGCTATTTACAACGTATGGGCCGATTGGGATATTCTGGAATATTCACTTAAAAACATAGAACCGTTAGTTGACGGGGTGATTATCGTCGGCTCCACCAAGAGCAACTTTGGGGAATATTTTCCAATCCCTGAGACTTTTAAAGACAGGGTAGCCATACGTGAACCACAGTTTAAAAATGCAAGAGACTGCGAAACAGACAAACGTAATTTCGGGTTAGATTTAGCCAGGTGGGCAGGGTTCACACACTTCCTAACTATTGATGCGGACGAATTCTACGACCCTGAAAAATTCAACTTAGCTAAAAAATTAGTTGATGACACTGGACTTGTTGGGCTGGTTTGTACCTGTACGACTTACTTCAAAAGCCCGACGTTAACGATTGGATTGGATGTGACGCTGGTTCCGTTCATCCACGAACTTACACCGACCATTAAGCACACGTTCAATAGAAACTATCCCTATGCGTGGAACGGGCCACAGATTCGGATAGACCCTACCCGAAGTTTGAATATCGATGATGGGGTGTTTATGGTTGACATAACCATGCATCACATGTCGTGGGTACGTGCAGACATCAAACGGAAGATGCGGAACTCCACGGCAAAAGCCAACCTTGAACGGTCCACTATATTGCAAGATTATCAGCAAGCCAAAGAAGGATATTATTGCCAGTTTTATGGCAAGGTTCTCACACGCGTGGCGAACCGCTTCAATATCCCGGAGATATGGACGTAAAGAAAAGTCCGGCCAATATCTCCCCTTCGGGCCGGATGATATGTTCCCCAATAAATTAGCTTCCTTAGTTCAGGGTTCCCCCACGGCGACTGCGTGTTTATCTACTATGGTAGACTTCGTCACCGGAGAGGGATTCAACAAAGGGGTAGGACTTGAGAATCTTGTTATTAATAATCAGGGGTTAAAGTTCTTTCGGTACCATAGTATTTTATCAGATTCATTAGTTCATAACTGGGGGGTTGCTTCCATCGTCAAGTACAACCAGGCCGGGGAGATTACACAGATATTTGACATCCCTTTTGCCTACTGCCGACTGGGTAAACCCGATGATAGGGGCATAATTTCAAAGATACTTTACAACCCCTATTTCGGGACGGGCCTTTATAACAGGGCACAGACGGTAGAATATGACGTTTACAATCCAACGGCGGCCACCGTTCAGATGGGAATGGAAAAGAAATGGAAAGGGCAGATAAACTGGCTCGGCATTAAAGACCAGAAACATCCGTTTTATCCTATTCCTGATTATTATTCCGCTTCGCACTGGATGAATGTGGAAAAGAACGCGGCGGTTTACTTCGATACCAATTTAGAGAACGGGTTTCTTCAGTCTATGGTATTAAAGATGGTCGGTGACCCTAATGACGTTTCCGGGAAGAAGGATGGAAACGACGAGGATATAACCAAAGGGAAACTTTTGGATGAAATGTTAACCAAAGACTTCTCAGGACCAAAGCGGGCGCATAAGATAATGACCCTATGGGGAAACAATAAAGAAGAATGGCCTGAACTGGCGGCCTTCCCCACGAATGCTAATTCAGATTTATATAGGGTACAGGATGAACAGGCCACCCGCAAGATAAGCATAGCTACCAAAGTGCCCGCTATTTTAGCCAATGTAAACGACGCCAATAACTTCGGAGGGGAACAAATAAGACCAGCGGTGAAATTAATGCAACAACGGGCCAAAAGGCCACAGGATTTATTACTAGATTATTACTCGGATATGCTGAAACGGTTCATTAATCCGGTGACTGTTCCGATAAAAATAGTCCCTTATAACCCGTTCCCAGAATTAGAGAGCATAGATCCACAAGTGTGGGGCGTGATGACGCTGGAAGAACAAAGGAAATGGACACAAGACCACACAGAAATAGAATTAACGCTTACAGCCCCCCAAACACCGGCTCCACCCGTCGAAAACAGGTTTGTGAACCTACATTTTGACTCTTACCCCGCCGGGGCGAAGGCAAATGCAAAACGGGCGGTAGAATGGGAGGAAAAAATGCAAACTTTCTGTCAACCGAAGAAAGGAAGGATGTTGACAGACCAGATTTTGAACGGGATTCCCCTGGGGCCGAAAGAAATCAAGCGTTTATCACGGTATTTAAGTAAGAATACGATACATAAAGACAAACCCTACGGCGAAAGTTGTGAGGCGGTGATGTATGACGCGTGGGGAGGGTCTGAAATGATGGTATGGGCTAACGAAAAAGTAAAAGAGTTAAATGGCAAAGCTGATTAACTACCAATATCTCCGGGTCGAAGCTGACATTTCACAGAATGTCAAAGACCTTGAACTGGACAACCCTATCAAGCGGTCGGAAGAGATGCTTGCAATGCTTATAGGCGATAGTTTATACGCTGAACTGGTTTCAGAAAACCCCAATTTTACAGGGGGGAATATTACGCTGATGCCCTACGTGAAAAAATTCTTAGCGTGGCAGGCTTATCAGTTCTGGTTACCAAAAGCAAACTTCAAAACGCACAATTCAGGGCTAAGAGTGCACGAAGAGGAGAATTCAAGGGCGGCAAGTTCAGAAGAGATGGCCAATTTAATCCGTGACGCAAAGATGTGGTGCCAGACGCAGAAGGATAAGCTAGTGCAGTACTTAGAAGACAACTGTGATGGGTATCCGCTTTACAACTGTCAGTGTAACGACACTACTAAAACGGGGACAGGCTTTCATATTACTTCGGTAGGTAATCATCCCCACGGGTGCGGGTGTAATTCATGCAGACATGGACATTCATAATGAATTCATAGCCAATAAGAAAGACCTTGTGTTCTATGCAGGGAAAGCGATACTTAATAAAGTACACGCCTTCTTTGACATTAACGGTGACCCGTGGGACTTTTCGGACGCTATTGGATTCACGTTCACCATCTGGCAGGAGCGGGAAGGGGGATTAGAGATGATAGCATGGACGGACCCAACGAATTTACCATCTACTACGACGACTAATGAAATAACATTGAATGCACCGGCTTCGGACACTGATATTGAATTAGGAAAGTATTACTATGAAATAGAGTATTTAGTGGCTGGGGGTTATTCTGTTTTAATCGCTTATGGTGAAGCTAAGTTTATATGAACTTCACTTTAAATGATAATGCTGTAAACTTTGAGTTAGAGGATAGGAAGGATTTTGAACTAGGGCAAGATAGGCTAAGTTTTAAACTGAATGCTATCACGGATGTTCCGGTAGTTTCTGGATGTTTGAGACTACTGGAAGATGGGTTTTTCAGGCTTTTACAAGATAGTTCTTTCAGGCTTTTAGAACAGTGTGCGCAACCAATAGGGAATGAATTTGATTACACATTGGATTTTACTTTTGAATAATGCCTAACAAAAAAATAACCGAACTACCAGCAGCCGGCGCTATAACAGGTACTGAATTGATGGAGGCTGTTCAGGGTGGAATAAATGTACAGACTACAGTTGCAGCGGTAGTTGCTACTGCCGGAGGCGGTTCGGCGTGGACCACTACAACAGCAGGGATAGTACAACGGTCTACACAAGCGCAGGCACAAGCGATCGCCACCAGGGCGGGGTTGGGATCTTCTTCTGGGCAGGATGATGCCAGAGCGCCTTCAGAATTAGGTCTGTTGGATATGCTCATCCAACTGTTCAATACAGCGGTGACATGGGTAGCTAAAATGACGTTCACTGCGGCGCCAAGATTTAATTCAACTACAGCGAGTCAATTTTTAAAAGTAGATAGTAGTAAGGATTTAGTCTCTGTTGCATCCGCGACACAGTCAGAATCGGTAACGGGAACGGATGATACCAAACCTTTAACGCCCCTTTCATTAGAAAATAAAACCAGTGTAAAGAGAGCGTCAGCAGCAATATCTGCCGGAACGATGACCTTGAATTGTGCCAGCAAAGAAACTATACGATTCGAAGACACATCAACAACGTCATCTGCATTTACGATAGCGTTCTCCAATGAGTCTGTTGTTGAAATGTTTGAGCTGAATATATTTATCACCGGTACTGTAGCGGTGACTATGCCTTCTTCGGTTATTATGACTTCTATTGATGGACGGTGGGTTAACGGTACAAAAATACTGACATTAACGGGGGTTACGGCCTCTCCGTTCTGTCTTATATTTTCAAGAGTTTCATCGACAAGGTTTGAATTAGTTGCTTCTTATGCTTTCTATGCAACATGAGTTTAATATTACAAAAAAAGAAATTCTTTAGTCCTCAAGCACCAGAGGTAGCACAACGAAAACTATCTACGAATGCTTCTAATACTGTTACACTAGCTTTTGATAGTGTCCCTGCTGCTGGTAGCCTGTTGCTTTTTTTCTATACAAACACACTATCGCAAGAAGATCTATCAGCATCCCCCAGCGGATATACGAATTTAAATGCACCGTCACCTAGTGTAGATGGTCCTAAAGCACATACCGGTTACGTCATAGCAGATGGGTCTACTAATTCATTCACATTTACAACTGCAACTGGGGCCGCTGCTTCTTTGTATGGATTTGAAATAGTAAGCTATTCAGCGGTAAGCACTGAGGGATTTAATTTTGCAACTTCAACAACTTTCGTACAGGCCGGCGGTAGTGCTGATGCATTGGCTTTTGGGGCCACTAATTTAGGATTTGCTTTTGTTGCGGTGGGTAATACATTTTCGTCACTGACCGTAGATGAGGCGTATACAATAAATCTGTCAAATTCAAGAAGCGGATCGGCAGAAAAATTCTACTCAGTTGCAGAAACAGAAGACCCCATTTTCTCATGGGTAACTGCCAGACAAACAAGATCAGTAGTTATAAGAGTAAGACTTTAAAACAAAACATATGGCAACAGCAATCACACCAGAACAAATGAAAGCACTTGAATCTCATCAGCGTCACCGTGATATATGCACCCAGTGGGTGAGAGACATTGCAACCTTTCTTCGCCAGACGGCTAACGGGGATGTAACATGGGCACAAAAGCGAGTTATAGCCGCTGGGGTGGCCTTGCACCCAAACTCACAGGACTATAGTGAATGGATAGCTCAAATGACGGCTACTCAAAAGGGGGCTGTGATATGGGACGGTATAGATGCGGAGATAACACCAGAAAACCTTGATGCTACGGTAGACTTTCTTGCTTCCGGTGGTGGAACAAAGTATGATGAAATGGCAAATGATGTTTATACACTTAGGGCCACACGAATAGAGTTTTAAGTATGCAAAATCTAAAAATAACAGAATTACCACCAGCATCATTACCTATAACTACGGGGGTGAAGTTTGAAGCTGTACAAGCGGGGATAAACGTTCAAGTGGACGCAGACAATATGCCCGGAAGTGGCGGTGGTGCATGGGGAACGATAACCGGTACACTGTCTGCCCAGACAGATCTACAGGCAGCGTTAGACCTTAAATCAGATAAAATCCCCAATATCAACACTGAAACCGTAGACTATACGCTAGTATTAACCGATGAGTTTGTTTCTATGGATAAGGCCACGGCTGTAAATTTAACAGTACCGCCGAACTCCAGTGTGGCATTCCCTCTGAATAAATATATTCCAGTACTTCAGGCGGGAATAGGAACTGTAAACTTTGTGGCTGGTGTAGGTGTAACGATTACAAGTTCTTCGGGAAACCTAACTACGCCAAGTCAAAATTCTATCGTAGGATTAATCCAAACAGGTATAGATGACTGGCAGTTGATAAACGGAAGTTTAGGAGACATCATAGACTGGTCTACAGGTATTACTCCGGTGGGATGGGCTTCTTTTACAACAAAGCAAGCGTATTATATTGATGATGGCCGTCGTGTGTTTCTAACGGGCCAAATTTCAGGCACTGGGGATTCGGGCACCACCGCCTCTTTCTCTTTACCTGTTGCGGCAAACTCTACCGTATATGCTACAGCCGCTGGGGTTTTTGTTTGTCAAACGGTGAGCAGTGGAACCGTTGCTGCGGGTATCGCTGCCATATCTGGCGGTTCGGTAACATGCACAATATTCCCGACAGTAACAGGGTCTACAGGATGGAGCGCTAATAACGCTCGTCAAATAAGATTTTCATTCACCTATTTCAAATGATAACTACTTTATTGCCAACCACAAATCTGCTACGTGTAAATAATGCGTATACTGAATTTGAATACTTTTTGTACAGCTCAGTGGAGCCTTATGTCTCTAATCCTATATTAGTAGGAACCCCACCCAGGACAAATACGTGTCCAGCGGGGATTCTGGTTGACCCATTAGATGCTACTAAAAAATTATTTTGGAGGGGAGAGTTCGATAATACCGGGGGTTCTCTTAATTCACAAATAGGATTATTTGAAGGGTCAGACGTTGACGATCCTTATGACCTTGGCACCCGGTACGGTACTGTCATTGCACCAGGAGCTACAGAAGATGTAAGGGGATGCCGTTTCGGAATGCCTGTATTCATAAGCGGCACAGACGTTTGGTATTATTATGTTGGCTTAGACATCGGATATAATTGGACCATTTGCAGGGCTGTGTCTACCGACGGGGGGCGAACATATACAAAAATGGGCATTGTTCTCAGCCCAAACGGTACGGATGAATTTGGCGTATCTGGTCCGGCTATTTACAGAGAAGGTGGGACATGGTATATGGGGTATACTTGTTGGAGTGGCCCTGTAAATTCAGTGGGAATTACACACGATCCTGGTGCATCATCTGTGGGAATACGGTTGGCTACTTCTTCAGACGGTATAACATGGACTAAAGCTGGGGTTACTTTAGTGCCGTTGGTTTATGATCGTGTAGAAGATTCCCAATTTTATAAAATAGGTGACAAATATGTTTTACTGTATAATGTATACAAGGCTGCGGGGGCTACTACGTGGTCACTGTTTGTAAGTTCCAACACTGTACCAAATACAACATTTACGGTACAAAAACCTTTTAAATATGTATATGGAGAAGTCAGGGCAGTAGGTTTTCTTTTTACCTATAGTGACGGTTTTACATATGTGTATTACCAGCAGGAAGATCCACCTCCAGGATCTGGAATAGATAATATTTATGTTGCAAAACTAATACCTCCTAACTAAATGATAACCTATACCGATAAAGTTCAGTTAACGCCTAACCCTAATCCTGATGTAAATCAATGGAAGGCGGATGATGCTAATGAGGTAAAGACGGAGGTGAATACAGACATTACCAATTTAGCCACCCACGTAGCTAATACTTCAAATCCTCACACGGTCACAGCTACACAAGTAGGGTTAGGAAATGTTGACAATACTTCAGACGTAAACAAACCAGTAAGCAGTGCAACTCAAACATCATTGAATGGTAAGCAGGATGTGGACTCTGATCTTACTACCATCGCAGGATTAACACCCTCCAATGACGACTTCCTACAACGCAAATCTGGGGCATGGGCGAACAGATCCATAGTACAAGTACAGTCTGATTTAGGCATAGGTGGGGGTACAGGAACGGTAACAGTCACAGGAACTGATACACTTGATTCAAGTGATTTTAACAAAACAATTTTATGCTCTGGAACATCGACTGATTATACCGTTAACCTCCCTACGGCAGTGGGTAATACAGGGCAGATATTTGACTTTGTTGGAGTGTCCGCGCTAACGAAAATAGTTACTGTAGATGCTAACAGTACAGAGACAATAAACGGAATAGTAACACGAGCATTCACCGGAAGGGGTGGATTTAAAATAGTTTCAGATGGGGCCAATTGGCAAGTACTCGGCGAACGCCCTTCTAATATTCTATACACACCAACATACACAGGGTTTTCTAGTCCGCCAACTAACATAACTACGTTTAGTTTGCTAGGCAAGATGATGACCATCATCTATAACATTTCCCCTGGTGCTGCTTCAGGAACCGGATTAACTTTTACCATTCCGTCCGGGTTTACAATAGGAGCCACTACCTATAATTATTCAAGGGTCCAGACCGCCGGAGCGTATGTCAATACTGGTATGGCCGAAGCTGGTATAACTGGTACTATTATAACGATATATACTACAGCGGCGGGAGGAACTCCAGCCAGCACAAGTAATAAAGCTGCTAATGGTCAGATAACTTTTGAAATACAATAATATGGAACTACTCATAACGCTTCTAATCTACATTATCGTCTTCGCGTTGATTTATTATCTGGTGATCACGATTATAGGAATGCTTCCAGTACCGGCACAGATTCAACAATTTGTGAAGGTGATTTGCTTGGTGATCTTCTTGATTCTTATTGTTTCACTGTTCTTCGGATGGCAGCCTCTGCCCAGATTTCATTTTAAATAAAATGGCAACTAAGAAAGCAGTACTGGAGGATGATGATTACGAACCCGCCGTAGTAATAGGAATGATATTGGCCGCACGAACCATCGCACTGGATTTGGATTCCCGTAAACGACAGTTTGCCAGAACTGTGTTAACTAATCCGGTGGACTATATTCCGATATTCAAGTATCTCATCATCGTAAATTTGGATACCACGAACTGGGGAGCAATGACAGAGCCGCAGAAAATAGCAGCGACAGAAATAGAAGCCTATAACGTGTTCAGTCAGGCAGGAAACATAATATGAAAATATTACTCTTATTACTGCTACCATTTTTTGCATTCGCGCAGGACTCCCTGCACATCGAAGAACTCGGGGTATATGTGAAGACCACGGAAACGCCTCCACCGATACCTGTGGATTCCTTCCTGACGATTGATAATGCTGTGAAGGGTATTCAAGGCTATCAACACAACTATACAGGAACATGGAGCGAAGGAACCAGCGCCAATTGGTATGCCAGTACATTAACCTATACCACCAATGGCGCTGTTACCTTCCGATTCAATGGAACCAAAATAGAGTGGTACACGGAGAAGGGTCCGACTCATGGTAAAGTAGGGGTAACTGTAGATACTTCACCAGAAGTCATCATCGACCTGTATGCCGCTGCGTTCGCTCAGAAAGTGAAAGTCTTCGAACGTGTCACCACGCAGGACATTCACACGATCAAGCTGCGATCTACAGGCACGAAGAATCCTGCATCCAGCAACACGTATTTATTAACGGACTTCTTCAAGATCAAGGATCCGGGGTTCGTGCCTGATACGGTTCCTTCTATTCCTCCACCCATCACTGGAGATATTATTGTATCACCAGGGCAAAGTATCAAGGCTGCTGTAGAGTCAGCTACATCTGGTAAGATCGTAAGTCTGTTGGAGGGAACTTATAACGAGAATCAATTCAACGTACCGCAGGGTGTATCGCTGGTCGGTGCTGGCAAACTCAAAACTATAATCAACTTTACCGGAAGTATGCCACAGCAAAGTGAGAACGCGATGATCCAGCTTAAAGGGGGGTCACTGGTACGTATTATGCCGATGACAATGGGTATCACTGGCATCATGTTATTGGTTCTCTTATGGTTAATAGCCAACTACGGACCGTGGACATCTAAAATAAAGCTGATTATCACCGCTGTTCTGGTTGTTATCCTTATCGGAATTATCATCTACATCGTTAATGCCCCTCAAGCCTCCCAACAGGCAGCGGGTAATCAAACGATCTCAGGCTTTACTATCAATGGTAAGTTTTTATGCAACGGCGGGATAATAGTAGACGGCAGGGATAATGTGAAAATACTGGATGTTAAAGTTCAGGAGACAACCTACTTCGGGGCATGGTTAAAGAACACCACAGGCTCCGAGTTTGCCAATAACGAGTTATTTAATTCATCGTGGGCTTCTGTAGGATGGGTCACGGGCGAACTTTGTGTGCACAACATTACTAATACCATCATCCATCACAACTTTTTTAAGACTACGCGCAACGATAAAGGATACGGCATTAAAGGTCTATGGCCTGATGGTACAGTTACCAACTCAAAGTTCTATAATAACAAGTTTGAGCTAACACACTTTTCTCTTTGGAACAACGGGTCAGCGCCTAACATAGATATCGAATTACACAATACGTTCTACAATGGTATAGAGATTTACGAGAATGACTTTTCAGTGATGGGCTTATCATTAGCATCGCATAGACCAACTAAAGGCGGCAGGACCATTGTACGCAACAATCGTTTTGTATGGTGTTCAACCGCTCACATTGAACTGGTCTGCTCAAACATAACCATTGGCCCGGGTAACGTGTTCTCAGGCGCGCCGATGCTGACAGCTAACTTCCAGCCCAATGGAAAGTGGACTGATATTATCGTAACCGGTAACACCTTCACCAGTAACGGAGCAAATCCAAGCTGGGGAGGAACGCATTTGATTGGAGCTAATGGCATGGATATGACCATTACGAACAACACCTACAATAATTTAGGGGGGTATACCTTTGTCAAGCATATGGGAGCGCCTGCTAATAGTGTGATAGTGGACACAGGAAACACCAAGAACCAATGAATATAACACTGGACGAAGATGTAGCCGCTGGGAAGTATTTATTAGTACCAGAGGCTGAAATTCCTGAACCCTGCGAATGTCCTCCGGGACCACAGGGTGAACCAGGGCCAATAGGACCACAGGGACCAATCGGGTTAACCGGGCCGAAAGGAGACAAGGGAGATACCGGAGCGACAGGCCCAATCGGACCACAAGGTCCGGCAGGCGGTGGAACAGGTGGAGGACTGAAGGGATGGTTTGACATCACTGCATACGGAGCGGTGCGAGATTCCACAACAGACTGCACCGCAGCAATTCAAGCCGCTATCGATGACTGTATAAGAAATAAAGGAACATTATATATCCCAAGTGATGATGGACACAACTACTATAGAATAAACAATACTTTAAATATTGTAGCCAGTGCCTCTTATCCAGAAGACCAGATACACATGAACGTGTATGGTGAAGGCCATCTGGCCCGTCAGATTGTTTATCATGGTCCAAGTAATAGCTGTGCAGTAAAGATACTAGGGTTGAAGGGCGGTACTATACAGAATTTTAAAGTAAGGTTTGCGGATGGTGTAACAAACTGCGCTGTTTTTGAAGTTGGTACAAATGCTTATGCCGGTTCCTGTGGCAGTTTTACTTTTCAGGATTGTGTGGCTGGATTGCATACGGGTGAAAATAATGTCGGATGGAGACTGGGAGCAGTAGAAGGTAGTGGTGCTGATGTTTCAAATATCACATGGGTCAACTGTCTGGTAAATGGGGGACGAATACACGGTTATGCGGGACAATACGGATGGCATTGTACCGGTGGTAATTCATTCCAGTTTACGTGGATAGGTGGAGGGGCATCCTACTGTTATAATGCTGTGAGAATATCGATGGGTGGCTCATTATATTTTTATGGTGTTGGGGGTTCGGGTAACACCGTGGACTTCCAATTGAATTATGTAAGTTCCCTTACAATAGATGGAAACAGGTGGGAAAATGGTAAGAAGTTTCTACACGCAGCCGGACAGGAGGGTCATTCAACAGTAATGATTTCAAATTCTTCACTTGGAGCGTATAATCCCGAAGATGGTTATGTGATCCTGGTTGAACAGCCAGGAACTATTATCCTGGATGCTTTCGGAGTTTACAAGGATGGCGGCGGAATGTATACTGGCCCCGTTGTTCATTTAGCCAGCACATGGCACATTGGCAATTTCCATTGGAGAGGGGGCTATGTACAATCTACATCTTCCACACTTGTAAAAGTTCAGAATGCTGCCAATTGGAAACAACGGGTAACGACAGTTGGGAAGATGGACGCAAATTATAAAACACCTGATTACTTCCCTGATGTAACGACATGAAATTCCTGTTAGTAAAAGATAACGTTGTGTTAACCGAGCACATTACCCCGGTTATTGAACGGCTGGACCCGTTTTTTAAGGCGGCCAATTTAACCGCCTACGTGACTTCAGGGCTACGCAGACCAGAGGACCAGTTACGTATCATCCGGAATGAATTAAACCGCCGTGGGCTATCTGGGGACTTTCAGCAGGGCTTTGACGACATCGGGGATAGAATACAATACGAAGGACAAGAAGTTTACGCATGGCAGCCGGCGTGGAGTAAGTTACTTTCGGTTGGTTTTGTTGTTAACCCTCCATATCCGGCTGTCGCTTTAATGGACTATTTCAGGCCCGGAAGTCAGGAGAATAGAAAGGGAAAGATGATAGGGGACAGCCCACATATTAGGGGAACGGCTTTCGACATCGGGGGAGGCAAGGACGGGGTAACCAATGAGGCTCAGGTAATAGAACGGGCTATGGGGAAGGTCAAAGGGCTGAAAGGGTATTTGATTGAAAGAAACCAGAACTGTTTGCACGTGGACTGTCAGCCGATTGACATGGAAGACTTCAAATGAAAGTGCTTGTTCTGCTGCTGTTGTGCTCCTGTTCAACCATGCGGCAGCGGACGGTGGTGGTTAGTGTGTATGATTATCCGATGCAATTAGATTCAGTAAAGATTCCGGCGGATTCGGTGGTACACTACCGGCAGGAAATAAGGAAGCAGGAGAACAAAAAAAACTTTTGGAAGGGTGCTACCATTACTCTATTCTTGTTCATCCTGCTGGAGATATTTGTTAATACGAACTAATTTTCGTCACGTTTGAATTTATCCTGACCACCGAATTTATAGATCCCTCCGTCATTCCATTCAAGTTTGGTATCGTATTGCCTTTGAGTTTCAGCGTATAAGTTATTGGTAAAGCCAACGGCTAACCAGAAAGCTAAAACGTTGCTTAATTCTCCTAACTGATTATCGCGGATGTAAGCGGTTAGCACCAGCGGGTTTAATTCATTTTCGTGGAACTGAACAGTAAAACGGTTTTCAATGCAGGCTTTGTGGAGGGCGTCTTTGTGGGCTTTGTCAATGGTTAGTTTCATACGAATAAGGTTAAAAGGATAGTGATTAAAATTAACATTACAGCCAGCGGGGCCATTCTTTCAGAGAGTTCTTGGTTAGGATTGTGGTCAGTCATTTTCATTATATCTAGTGTTTAAGTCTGATGCCATACGGTCGAACATTTCAATACATTCGCACTGTCGCCGCCATTCTTCGCTTCCTGCCTTTACTTTGCCAGACATCAAGTCTTGACCTAGCTTTTCTTCTGCGTTTGACTTTAGGAGGTTCCAGTCTTTTTCTTCTTTTCTAAACTGATGGCCGTACCATCCTTCGAATTGGTTTTTCATTTCTGTAACTGTTTAAGTGAATTGCTGTATTGCAAGTGAAGTGTTATCAGATCGGTTTTTTTCTGGTTCTCCACAAACTGCCAGAACTTTTCAATTCCAGTACCATCGCAACACCGGCAATAGTCCATGTAGTCACGTAGTCCTGTTCCGTTACAGTTACCACAAAGGATGAAGTTTTCGAAGTAAAAGCGTTTCATGACTGTAGTGTTTGAAGTGTTGCGGCAATAGCTGCCATTTCTATGAACCGTTTTACGCTTTGGCCCTTGATAGAAGCAGCCTTGATAAGCTGCCTCTTTTCGGACTCTGTGAATTCTACTCTTTTGCTTTGCTTGTTCATATTGTGGGGGCTTTCACCCCCGTTTATTATGCTAGTTTATATTTCTTTTTGAAGTGCGGTATCCCCTGTGTGAACTCTAACATTTCGCTCAGTTGATTGTAAGCTGCAAACCTTACCCGATTTCCGATTATCTCTACGACTACGGCTGTTTTTAACATTCTGCCTTCTTCTTTTCTGGTGTAAACTTCTCCTACTTTCATTTTGTGTTTCTGTTAATTGATATGTAAATATACGCAGTCTGTACATATTTTGTACATAAATGTAAGAAAAGAATAGAAATGTTTGAAATTAGCCTGAATTGGCCTGTTTTATTTTAAAGGCTATGTAAGGTTTTACTCATTTTTCAACTTTTCAAGGTCGTCAGCCTTTGAAATAAGTTGAAGCCGGTAGTTTTCTAACTTCTTCCCCCTGTCGAATTGGGTTATTATTCCGGTGTTCTTATGTTTCCGCCATAGGCTGGCATCCTGTTTCCCCTCCACTGGTTCAACCCAGATAGGCGCAAAGATTTGTTCCTGTAGGTACTTTCGCCAAACGTTTATCTTACGCATTCTCCTAACACCGCCTTGTTTAACAGCAATACAGTTGTAGCCCAATTCCTTCCAAAATTGATTGGCGTCAAGATCGAACCCACAACGTAGCGTAACACTACTGGAAAGGCTTGCATTGGCATAGTTCTCCATAGCGACCACTAACATAGCCCCGTATAATTTGCGCCTTAAATCGTATTGTATGCAGACCTGATGGCATTTAACATCACCACCAGCAGAACCTACGTAGATATAACCACACGGCTCGTTATTCAGAAGTCCTAAATACAGGCGTCCGTTCTTCGCTTCCCGTTCAAATACCTGTTTGGGGTAAAATGAGAGTGCATCAGCGTTCTTTCGTTGTAGATAGTCGATGTATTCTATCAGTCTTGGGTGGTCTTTTACGATTATGAAGTCCATATCAGGATTTGGTAAAATTTTTTGTATCTTCAAACATGAGCCTACTTGTAATCATCCTGGTTATCGTCTTCGCTGGCCTGATTCTGTGGCTGGTAGAGAAATACATTCCAATGGACCCCGGACTGAAGACGCTTTTAAGAGTTGTTGTGATAGCTATTGTCATCTGGATATTACTTAGAGAATTAGGAGTGCTGCACTATCTTTCAACTGTTAAGATTTAGCTTCGTGTTTGGATAGAAGTGACGCACAAATAATATAAACGTTTCTAGCGTAGCCACTGGACTGATACATTGTTTCTTGGCAACAAGTGTTCAGCGCCTCAAGTAGTTGCGCCTTGTCGGCCTGAAGTTTAGAAATAGTGTTGTAATAATCCACCCATAACTTCGCGTCTTCCTTCAGTCGCTCGTTCTCTTCTCTTTGCCTACGCATAACAATTTCAGCTTGTTCTTTGTAGCCGCTATTAACGAGTTTAAGATGTTCGTTCTCTGCCAATAGTTTATTCACCCACTCATCGTGCTTGCCATAGTTATCGTATAACTTTTGATACTCTGCCTTGAGCGCAGCGAGTTCATCCAATAGCTTCTGATTGATTTCTATATTAACGTTTTCTACTGTTGCCATATCTCTGTTTAGTTAAAGACCTAAGATTTGTTTAAAATGGTCGGGTCTCTCCCCGAATGTCACCCTCCACTGTTTCGCGCGTCAATTTGAAATAACAACACGTGAAATTTCTCTTATCTATTCCAGCCGCGGACAGGTCAACGCTGGCATTTCTTAGCTTTACACCTTAAAATAGATTCATTTTATAACCAAAAAACTATTCATTGCAATTCTAAAGGCTTCAAATTTATTCTTTCCGAAACCAAATGAAGGCTTTGCGTAATCTGTGTACAAATGACAGAACCAACCTTTTCCATGTGTTAGATCGCGCCCACGGTATAGGTATATTCTTGCGCCGTGAATCTCTTTGTAGCAAGCCTTATCAAATCCGTGTACTTTAATTTCACTCATTACATTATCGATAATGGATCGTCAATACTTTTGAATTTATCCAGGTAGGCTTGAACTTCATCGTCTAAACTATCAGGATAGGCATCACGAAACGTTTTAACACGGCATCTTCTAACCATTTCTACGTGAGCTATATAGGCTGTGCGCTTTTCCATCTCCGTAGGTTCCCGTATTTCCACAGGCTTAGGCCGCCAGTCACCGTTTTCAATAAGTTCACGGCTGCTGATAGGTGCAGTCTTCATCGCTGGTAACTTAGCTAAAGCGTCCATCCATTCCTGTAGTCTCTTTGCCCTAGCTTCACCTGTCAATGGTATGTCTTTTAATTCAGGCTGTTTGGTTTCTATCTCTTTCAGATACCACGGTTTCTTTACTTTGTCCGGCAACACTTTACACAGCTTGTTAAAGACGTGCTGCCTATGAAGTTTCATAGGCGTCTGTGCAAATTCTAAAGAGTCTGTCATTCCATTGGTGTAGACTTTTAAGGCTACATCTTTGAAGGTTTCAGGCTTATGGTTCATGCCAGCTTGTTCGAACCAGCGTTCGTCGCTTGTTAGTTCTTTATACCAATCATCGAAGTTTTTCATAGTAGTTCCGATTTTATTAATGACCACAGAACACCATTCATCGACCTAAGTGTAATTAAAGCACTTGTTTTTTCGCTTATGAATTTAGCCACAGTTGACTTGTAAACCTTATCCGCTTCTGCAAATGTTTCATAACGTGCGAACTTCCTGGAGTCATAATTGCCATTTTTAAGATAACATACATCTACTTCATGCAGTTTTGATAGTTGCCTTGTCGCTTCCTCTGCTGTTAGCAAATTCAGTTTAATCCAAAATTCATTTATTTTATGCGTCCTGTCTTCGTCGATGTAGTCTAATACACCACGTTCCCTACAATCACCTTCGTTTACAACTTCATAAAATTTGAAAGGAGGTTTACCTTTTTGTGTTTCTACTATAAACATTCTGCTTCCGAGTCGGCGAGACATTAAAAATTGCGCCCATGTAGACCCACCTTTTTTGCATGCTAATGCTTCGGCTAATCTTGGTGAACCTGATACTTTTAAATCGAATACTGCCGTAAAAACACAGCCAGAATATGGCGTCCGGTATTCTACAAAAGTTTCATCTTCATTGGCTAACTGTTTTAATGAGCCGTTATCAATACCAACCATTGAATCTATATCCGTAAAGCAAATAGAAGGCGGTAATTTTCGGTGTGCTTCGCCAAATTCTGTGCCTTTACCATTCAGGCGTGGTCGTACTTCATTGTTCATTTAACCTAGCTTTTGATATGTTGACATTCTCAATATTCATTTCAATACCATCAAAAAAACATCCATGCTTTAGTGCTGCTATTCCTGTAGTACCAGCACCGCAGAACGGATCTAAAATGCTTTGGCCGGGAATACACATCTTGGATATAATGTCATACATACCGCTTATAGACTGTCCCCATTTGTGAAAGTCTTTATCGTTTCCGTCGCTCTTAAAAACATCACCGAATATTTTTCCTTTATATTCTCCCTTTCGGAAGATCAACAAGGGTTTCCAAGTTGTATTTACATTCACCTGCCTTAATGGTGTTGGCTGTCCTGGTGTTAGGTAACAAGCCGTCCAATAGTATTGAATATTCCTTGACATCATTTCATAGATTTCATCTAAATAAGATTGGCCACTCATTACAATTAAAAGCCCACCATCTTTTAACCATAGTTTTGAATAAATTGCAAGGTCTTCAAACAGTGGTAGAAACTCTTTAGGATATGGAGGATCAGTAATTACAAAGTCGTACTGCTTCTGCTGTTTCCACGTCCTGAAATCAGAATGATATACTTTCCATCTTTCACTAATTGGTATTAGTGCACCAGCTTTTGCAATGTCCGAACGTGCTTCATTGCGTTTACCTTCACTAACTTTCTTTTGTGCTTCAAATAAGGTGTGAACACCGTCCTTTACCTTTTCTAACTGTTCGTCTGGTAGTGATGCAATGTCCTGAGCGAGTTTGCTAGTTTTTTTATCCAAACCAATTTCAGCAAGTGTTGGTATACTGCTCGGCGGTTCCATTTTAGTACCACCGATATCTCTACCGTTGGCTCGTACACCTTGATTCTTAGGCATATCTTTTAACATTCTTC